TTATTATTGCAATTATATTATTGACTAACAGTGCATTTGCTGGAGATCAAGTAACATTGATCGAGACTCCACAACTAGAAAGATCTCTAAAGACTTTTTTGGAAGGACTAACATGGAGCTATAACGAAAAAGATTTAGAAGATCATCTTTCATTATACCATGAGTCAATTAGAGGATTCATGAAGACAAAACAAGCTTTTGAATTTTTATATCATCCTGACGCAAGGATGGAAATAGAAAATCATTTTGTATTGTCAGAAAACGAAAAATCCGTAGAAATATTAGTAGGATATGATATTGGTCGTCATGTTATGATTTCACACATGCTTCTAATAAAACAAGATAATGAGCTACATTTAATTAAAGAAGTGGTGCAATCAAGAGAAGATAAGTTTTGTGACGGTTACGTATTACATAGGCAAGGTTTAAGATGAGTCGTAATTATGATGACCCTCAGTACAAAAAATTCAGATTAGAAGTCTTAAAAAGAGATGGATTTAAATGCCAAATGCCTAACT